GTTTCCCAGTCACGATCCGTTGCCGCTAGTGTCATCACCAAGCGCAGAACTGTCTTGGCCTTTCAGGTAGAATCCTTGTGAACCATAAGCGCCGCTGTACTTCTTGGGTATCCACACACCGTTGTCGTTGGTTTCACCAAAATCAGACGCAGCTTTTGCAGTGCCATCTATGAAATGTATTTCAGCTAGGTACGCATCCAAGTAAAAGTTTGCTATATGGCCTTCACCAATCTTATGCTCGACAGCATTGTTAATAGCCCCTTCAAAATCTTGGTCTGGTGTGGCTGCTTTTGTAAAAGCTGTTACTTGACTGCCATTAATATAGAGCTTAGTGCGGTTATCTGCTGCCGCTTGCGTAGTATCGAATTGCCAGACCACATGAAACCACGCACCGGGATCACCAAAAACTTGTGTGGTGTACCAATTAAGGTCTGTACCTGAACCTTCATTCAGTATCGTAATCATTTCTCGGCTGGCAGCATCCGGCCCAAGTTGTAAATACGCTCCCCCTGCTGACGAAAATATCATTTGTCGTCCGCCCGTAAGGTTTGCCCGTTTAACCCAAGCTGAAAAAGTCCAAGTCTTACGATTGCCAGCACTGCCGGGGGTACGAGACAAGTGGGCAGAATCGTCGTCGTTGAAACGAATAGACTGACTTATCTCGTAACCTCTAGAAGGGTTATCCAACCACTGTGAGCCGAACATTGTCATTAGCTGAACGCCAACTGCGGTGCGCCTAGCTGGATACTACCAGAAGCCTTGACGAAGTATGGAACAACATCAACCGCACTTGCTGCGGTGCTAAGTGTAATGCCGCCTCCAGCAGGGCTTTCGTAGTCCGTTCCAAGGCTAAGAGTTCTCGAACCCGTCCCATCTTGGATGAATACGAACACGCCAGCCTGACCTACTGATTCCGTGCTTGGGTTAGCCAAGGTCACGTTACCCGTAAGAGTAAGCACGAAGTTTTGGTGCGCCGCGAAGTCAATCGTCACGCTGCCAGTGTTTGACGTATCTGTGTCCGTAGCGGCTAGAACAGTGGTACTTGCGCTGACTGCGCCTGTTATCGTAACCCCTCCGGTATTGGTCGCAAGTTTGGCAGCGGAGTCAAAATAAAGCGTTACCGCGCCATTATCTGCGCCCAAAATAAAGTTTTCGTCGCGGTCACTATTAGTAATGTACATGCTGTTGCTGGCAATAAACAACGCACCAGCACCGTCATTATCAATATGGCTGTGGGTTCCGTCGTGAAAGATTTTTAAGTCAGAACCCGCACCAAACATAGCCCTTGCACTGTCCGGAAACAGGATGTCGTCGGTGCCTGTCGGGACGGTGAACACCGTACCATCAGCATCGTTCTTTAAAGTTATATCGGAGGTGCTGCCCTGCCCGGTAAGGATCAGACCTTCAGCAGCCGTGTAACCAATTGCAGCGTTGTCACCCGCTGCTGTGTCCCCATCAGGCTCAAAGGTTGCTGCTGTAGCAACACCAGTTACATCAACAGAGGCTAAAACACTATTCCCAGATGCGGTTAATGTAGCAATCTGCAAGTCGGAAAGAGCGTTTACAACCGCCGCACCAGAACCCGCGCCGTCCATATAAACAACCGCCGACTTTCCATTGGCCACCGTAATGTTTGCCCCGGAACCCTGCGTCAGAATTACGGAATAGGGTCCGCTAGATCCAGAATCTGTAGTGGCGTTTATGATTATAAAGAAGGCGGACGTTGTATTTGGGGCCACCGTGACCGTGTTGTTCGCCCCAAGTGCTCCCGTAAACTTTATAACACGATACATGCCGTCTTGAAGATTCTCAGTACCAGAGCCTGGAGAAGCTTCTCGAACGGTAAGAGTGTGCGTAGTTCCGGAAAGACCAACCGCTTTATAGGAGGCAATGCGGTCCAGAATATCTAAGTTGTGGTTCGTGGTATCGCCCCAAGCTCCGGACTGCTCTCCCGAACCTATTTTCTCAATACCAAAACTTGTAGTGTATGATGATGCCATGATTTTATTCCTATGCCGCTATCTTAGTCCAATTTGGCGTCTGCGTGTAAGTTATTGGATTCCAGCCTGCCGTTTGTCCGGGATCTATTTTTTCCCAAATAAGAACTCGGCCAACCGCAGTTGATGCCTGCACTCCCGTGACCGGAACCGTTATGTCTACCTGCGTACTTCCGATTGCAGTGGCCGCGACAAGACCTGTTGCGGAGAAGTTTGCATCGCCTGTTGCAACCGCAGTTCCGATAGCAGCAGCCGCTTGGACTCCTGTGACCGGAACCGTTATGTCTACTTGTACACTACCAACCGCAGTGGCCGCAGAAACCCCTGTAACCGGAACCGTTATGTCTAATTGTACAGTTCCAACCGCAGTGGCCGCAGAGACACCCGTAACCTCAACAGTAAATGGAGTGTTCCAAGCGCCTGAGTTCCAGGTACTTCGTCCCCAGCCACCAAGGTTAGGGTTGTCCGCCATTAGGCAATCCGAATTAATGCGTTGTTAGCGTCGTTTGCAGGCATCGTAATGGTAAAGTCACCAGCGCTCGACGACTTGTCCGCGCCAAAATTAATCACGCAGACCGAAGGTTTAGCAGCATGTGTGGTATCACCAGCGGTTCCCGCGTTTGCCAGAGTAGAGTTGTATATGAGAGCCCCTCTCGCACTACTAATCGTAGATGTTGAGAACGTCACATCAGCCATGTCAATAAACGCCGTGGGAACAGAACTACTGTTGTCGCCAAGACCAATCGTGGCACTTGCTATAGCAGCGCCTCCAGCCGTGTAATTAGTTCCACTAACTTCATTGCTCGTCGTATACCCTGTGGTATCCGCGTCGATAGAAGAACTGTTTGTAAACATAGCCAGCTTAAACGTATCTGCCGCTATGGAACTTCCGTCTCCACGGGAATGCGAAGTCCAAAAATGGATTCCCGCGTTAATCTCCCGTTTGTACGTGCCGCAAATACCAGATGTTCCTACAGCCATTACAGCCTCCTTATAATCTCGGCCATGTCATCATGGCCCTGTTGCTTCATCAAAGCCCAAATAGTGGTTCTTTCGCTTTGACACATCTTATTCATATAAAAGATTAACACTTCTTTCAAACGTTGTCTGTGGGCGTAAGCTTGATCCCGAATGACCGGGGGTGCCGTGTCAGAAACCGTCATTATTTTATTCAACGCCATCTCCGCTATATCTTCTGGAGAATGACCACAATTGTCAGAAGTAAAAACTACAGCATTTCCTATCTCACTGGTGCTGACAAAACTTGACATTAGACAACGTCTCTCCGAACACGGTCATACCTGTACTGATCTCGTGTTTGCTTGCCTTCTCCAAGGTTCTTGAGCCATTGGATAGATTCAAGGAAACGATCCGTGTACTGTTTCATAAGGTCGGGCTCGCCTTTAAGGAAAGTGTATGCCTCTGACAAAGAACCGTATAACAAAGCTAATTCCGCGTTGTCCCCTAGCCAAGTAGTTCCACTAGCCGTTGTCGTTATAGAATCGGGTCGATAGAAATAATGAAGTTCCATCGTAAAGTTATCATTAGGCGTCGGAGCAAGTAAAAACGTGCTTTCGTCCCAGTCTCCGTAGTATTTAGGAACACCGGTTGTTGCAGGGTTGGGAGTAAAGTCTTGAAGAAGAGTAACTTGTTTGTATAAGAGAAACTCTTTATTTGATGAGTTAATAACACTTAACGAATTTTGAGACAGAAAATCTGCGGGCTTTTGCAAATATGAATTGCCGCTGGACGCCGTTCCTTGAGAGGACTTGCGGAACACATCTAGCTGACACTCTTTTAGGATACGTTCTTCTGCGTTAATAATAAACCTTGGAAGCTGGCTTACAAAAGTTGTTTCCGTACTTTGGACGTAGTCCTGTATAGCGGTCTTTAACGTGGTAAATGTGTATGCCATATCAAAAACTCATTTCGTAATGCTAACAGGACCGGCAGTAGAAACCGAACCGCCGCCCGATACATTCCCTACTGTGGACGTTCCGCTGCTAGCGGTAAAAGTGTAAAACGCAGATTGAAAATCAGTGCTAGCGTCTCCTGCAATCACGGTAATAGAATAACCGGAAGAAAATTCAAGAACAGCTTCCGTAAAACCATCAAAAGCTTCTACGGTGCGAAATCTAACCGTATCTCCAGTAGACCTGCCGTGGCCCGGTTCCGAAACAGTAATCACCGCAGATCCGCTTGAAGAAGACGTAAAAGCGTTTGCAGGCAACAAAACCTCCACCGCAGGCTCTGTTCGGTCTGGTCTGGGGTCTCGGAGAGCCTGGGGATCTGCTGGAGTTTTTACAACCATCAACTGAGGCTGCTTGGGCTCCCATTCGTCTTTTCCTACAAGCATACCGGTCCATTCTTTCCTCATATCTCGCAAACGATAAGCAACGCCGGAACGGTCTGAAATTCCCATGGCGTACTTATTTGAGGCGTACCTAGCCATTACGAAGTCGCGCTCAGATAGTTGTACGAGGGTATTATGCTAAAACTAGCACCGATCGTGACTGGGAAAC